AATTGAGCCAATTGATTATCATTTAACTGATGGTTTACAGCCTCTTATTCAAACTGGTGTACCAGTTGGTGATAGATTATTAAAGTTAAGGAATCGTGCATGGGAACATGATTATTTTACTGCATCGCTTCCTTTTGCTCAAAAAGGTGCGGCTGTTGATATTCCTTTAGGACAGATTAAAGAAAATGCTCCTATTTATAGAGATAGTAATTCTGTTACTCCTACTACTTTGACTGGTACTCCCTATTCTGTTGTCGTACCTGGATCAAATTCAGAGACAACTTCTACGGATTTATTTGCTGCTACTGGTGGTTTAGAAACTGAGCCGACAACTATTAACGAATTGCGTCGCGCGTATCGTTTACAAGAGTGGTTAGAAAAAAATGCTCGTGGTGGTACTCGCTATATTGAATCTATTTTATCACATTTTGGTGTAAAAAGTTCAGATTCTCGTTTACAACGTCCTGAGTATATTTGCGGTGTTAAGTCTCCTGTTGTTATTTCAGAAGTTTTAAATACTTCTGGTACTGTTGATCAATTACCTCAAGGTAATATGGCTGGTCATGGTATTTCAGTTTCATCTGGTAATTCTGGATCTTATTATTGTGAAGAACACGGATATATTATTGGTATTATGTCTGTTATGCCGAAGACTGCGTATCAGCAAGGTATTCCTCGCACTTTCTTAAAATTAGATCCATTAGATTATTTCTGGCCATCATTTGCGAATATTGGTGAGCAAGAAGTACAAAACCAGGAATTGTATGCGTATACTAATGATGCTAATGGGACTTTTGGTTATGTGCCTCGATATGCTGAGTATAAATATATGCCTTCTCGTGTTGCGGGTGATTTCCGTACATCTTTAGATTATTGGCATTTAGGTAGAATTTTTGCTAGTGAGCCTACTTTATCTCAAGAATTTATTGAGTGTACTCCAGCTCAAACGGAACGTATTTTCGCAGTTACTGATCCTGATGTTCAAAAATTGTACTGTCACGTATTAAATAAAATTAAGGCTGTGCGCCCTATGCCTAAATACGGAACACCTACTATTTAATGTCTTCTAGATGTATTACTCCGTTTCAAGTTAGAGATAAAATTACTAATCAATGGATGGCGCTACCTTGTGGTAAATGTCCTAGCTGTATGAAACGGAGAACATCTGGATGGTCTTTTAGGTTGATGAAAGAGGGCGAGCGCTCTGAAACTGCTTTATTTGTTACACTTACTTATGATACTAAATACGTACCTCTAACTAAGAATGGGTTTATGAGTCTTAATAAGAGACACATCCAAACTTATATGAAACGTCTTCGGAAATTATCTGATAAAAAACTTAAGTATTATGTCTGTGGTGAATATGGTTCAAAAAGAGACCGCCCTCATTATCATATGATTATATTTAATGCTGATGCTGAAAAAGTCGAACGAGCCTGGAGCGAGTATAAAGCTGGTTGCGGGTATGTGCCTTTTGGTACTATATATATTGGCGAAGTTAATGAGGCTTCTATAGGATATACTTTAAAGTATATGCAAAAGCCTGGTAAAATTCCAAAACATCAGAATGATGATAGGTTAAAAGAGTTTAGTTTAATGTCAAAAGGATTAGGTGCTAATTATATTACTAATAATATGATTAAATGGCATAAAAACGATTTATTGAATCGTATGTATGTTCCTATGAAGGATGGTAAAAAGATTGCTATGCCTAGATATTATAAGAATAAAATTTATTCTGAAACTCAAAAACTTATGATTAATAATCATTTAAAAGTTGTTATGTCAGATGAAGCTATTAATGCTGAATTAGAATTAATTAAAGAATTTGGTGAATATGCCGAAAAGGTATTAGTTGAAAGACACAATAATTCGTTTAACAAAATGTATAAAAACACCCAAATGGGTCGTGATAAATTAGATAAGTTATGAAAGTAAAAAATAGTTTAAATGCAAATGAGTTTGAGAAAAATTACCTAGTATTTACACAACCGTCTCAAACTGTCCCTGATCAAACAATGAGTATGCGTACTATTTTAGAACGCTATGCAAGGGGGCTCCCAGTGGGCGGTCGCCTTGATGAATATTATGATGAAGATGATACTATGCCAGATTATAGAACTCTGGATTTAGTAGATATACAAAACCTCAAAGATGAGGTTAAAGAAACGTTTGAAAAACATAAGAAAAAAGTTATCAACAATGTGGATAACTCTGTGGAAAACTCGGAACGAGTTGAAAAAACCGACGAGACGGAATCGTAAGGGCTTTGCCCTGGATTCTGTCCGTCAAAAGCCCCGATTAGGGGCGATGCACTAATTATCCTTGATATATTAGTGCTAATTGACACTAATTAAAAAAATAGTGTTATATTTGAACAACAGAACGCAACGAAGTGTAGTGATTAGTGAAAAAAAATACACTACTTTTAATGTGTCAAAAACAAAAAAAACAAGTTATGTCTCCAGAACTTATAGCCGGATTAGCGCAAGGACTTGCTAGTACTGGCAACGCTATGGCTCAACAACAAGCTAACAATGCTCAAATGTTTTATAATGATCAGCAATATGCTCGTCAGCGTAAAGATGCGTTAGCTGATTGGACAATGCAGAACGAATACAATTCGCCTTCTGCTCAAATGGCCCGTTATAAAGATGCGGGTCTTAATCCTAATTTAATATATGGTCAGATGACTACTTCTCCAGCTATTAGATCTAGTGATATGCCAAATGCTCATTTGGCTCCTGTAAATCCTACGCAAGGTATAGCTGAAGGTTTATCTAAATATATGGATACTTCATTACAAAAGGCTCAGGTAGATAATTTAAAAAAACAAAATGATGTATTAACTCAAGATATTTTGTTGAAAACTGCTGAAGTTTTAGGAAAAGGTTATGCTAATAGTAAAATGGCTTTAGAGTTACAGAAACAACCTGAGTTGTTACAGACTACATTAGACGGTATGAAAGCTAATGTTAGAAAGACATTGATTGATACTGGTATTTCTCAAGATGTTAATGAACGTCAACAACAATTACATCCTTCTAATTTAGCTAAAGCGGTTCAAGATGTTAGTAATGCTAAGTCTTTAAATGCTTTGACACAGGCTCAACGTAGTAATGTCTTACAAACTACTCAGAATTTAAAAACTGAAGGTGTTATAAAAAAATTGGATGCTCAAATTGCTAGTAAAGGTATTCGTCCAGGTGATCCTATTTATGCTAGAGCTGCTTCTTATATTCATAATTGGGCTCAAGGTAAAAGTGCTATGGAAATTGCTCGCGGTGCTCAACTAGCTATTACTAAATTTTTATTTGGAATTAAATAATGGAAAAATTTATAGAGTTTATACAAGAGTCTATTAAAACTATAGAGAATATGGAATTAAAGGACGAACAAAAGTCCCTGGTTGCATCCAGGTTAGATAGTATTTGTGGATTACTTCAAATAACAATGTTTCACTTAAAACAAAACGAAAATGAGAAATCGTAGAGGTTACAAAGGACGTAAGTCCTACGGCCGTAAAGGTTACGGCAAGAGAAAAGTTTCACGTACTTATTACATGTCTCGCGGTGGAATCCGTTTATAATTATGGCAAAAAATATTTTTAATTCTATTCAGTTAAAGAAACCAAAGAAAAATTTCTTTGATCTTACACACGATGTTAAATTATCTACAAATATGGGTGAATTAACACCTATATTAGCATTGGAGTGTGTACCTGGTGATAAGTTTGACTTATCTTGTGAAAGTATTATACGATTTGCTCCGATGGTTGCTCCAGTTATGCATCGTATGGATGTTACAATGCATTATTTCTTTGTGCCTAATCGTATTTTATGGTCTAATTGGGAGAAGTTTATTACTAATAATGGTCCAAATGGTACTGGTCCTGACATTGTAGCTCCTTATATTCATGTTGATGCATCAGTATTAAGTCATGCTAGCTGGTTACGTATGTTTGATTATATGGGTGTTCCACCTTTTCAATCTATTACGCAAACTCCTACTAATATATCTGCGTTGCCTTTTGCGGCTTATCAATGTATTTACAATGAATATTATAGAGATCAAAATCTAATTGAGCCAATTGATTATCATTTAACTGATGGTTTACAGCCTCTTATTCAAACTGGTGTACCAGTTGGTGATAGATTATTAAAGTTAAGGAATCGTGCATGGGAACATGATTATTTTACTGCATCACTTCCTTTTGCTCAAAAAGGTGCGGCTGTTGATATTCCTTTAGGACAGATTAAAGAAAATGCTCCTATTTATAGAGATAGTAATTCTGTTACTCCTACTACTTTGACTGGTACTCCCTATTCTGTTG